CATTGAATAGTAATCCAGCAAGTCATACATGTTTGACTTTAGGATTATATACTATGCAGAGCACTCAATCTTGGTTGTCTGATTTGAATCAGATATCAAGTTTAGAGAACCCTGGTAACCCTACAGCTGCTGCTGGAAGCAATGTATCTAAGAGTACAAAGTACTTATTCCAAAGTGGAATATTAGATATTACAATTCGTAATTCAACGTATTTCGGTACAGCAACCGGAGGTTATGTAGCGGAAGCGACTATGGAAGTCGATGTCTATGAAATTATTGCTAGCAAGGATTTCCAACAAAATGGAAGTAATATGGACCATTTGTCTCAGGCATTTACTGATGGTACTGATAACACCGATAATATTGGAGGTGCAGGTACTCAGATAAAAATAGAGAGCCGCGGAGCGGGTCCTTGGGAAATGAATTTAGCATTATCCCGTTGGGGGATTAAAATTCTAAAAAAGAGCAAATATTTTATTCCGGGAGGAGGTACTATCACGTATCAAATGCGTGATCCTAAACGTCACGTAGTGACATCCCGTGAAATGGAAAGAGAACTAGGTTGCAACAAACCTGGTTTAACCAAGTTTGTATACATCATCGGGAAGGTAATCCCAGGATTTACCTTGGCGGAGCCTTCTGCTTTCGTGGAGCGACTACAAGTCGGCGTCACTAGAAAGTATTTATATAAAGTCGAGGGTATCTCTGAGGCCCGAGATAGGCTATTAACATCTACCTCTACAGCATCAAACCCATCTTAAACGGGAGCCGTGGACGCCCTGTGGGCGGTTCGGCGACGGAGCGTAGCGACCAAAAAATAAAAATAACCAAAAAAATGTTTAACCTTAAATCTACGTAACATTGGCTCTCTATCTTGTGCTTGTGTAAAACATTCTTCAATCGTGTAATTTGATAAAACAATAATTCGTGTAGGTCTAATCTTGGGTATAGATCCTCCTTTTATTTCAGCAGTAAAAGGATATCTATCAGCCCATATCTTTAAAGATGATGCAGTAACTTCGTTCTTTGGACTCCATTCTTCTATTGCGACTGTGTCTTCGAGGGCGTATCCGTCCCACCATTTATTAAGTTGTTTCGTATAATGGTTTGGGTATAGATCCCATAATTGCCGGGACTTTCCAGTTCCTGTTGGTCCAACCCACCATTCATTCTCCAGAGTTGATAAAATAATTGGATGTTCAGGCTTGTGAAGTCCAAGTAGTCTTGGAGCGTACCTGAGGAAGATTGCAGGGTGTTTGTCTTCAATTTCTTGGATTTTACCCTGTCTTGCAAGTTGCAAGACGTCTTTCCACTTATTCTTTTGTCCAGCAGGTCCTTTCGGTTCTGTGCCCCATTCTGTGAAATCTCCGTCTTTTCGACAGTATTCAATTGCTTGACTATTGGATCCACGTTGTGCTTCAACGTGTCCTCTAGCAAGGAGGTCCCTGACTTGGTTGAAGGACTTGTAGGTTTTGAAATAAACGAATCCTTGGAGATGGGGGGTTCCTCCCTCTCCTTGTTCTTTACCATAGATATAATATTGTGCGGATGACTGTAATCCGTCTATATCTGCAATATCCCATTCTGTATAGTTATTGATGGTAAATACCCATCCTCGGCTTCGTGTGGTCCCCACCATGGTCAGACGCTGGTTAGTATGACCCAGCGTCTAGCCATCTGATCAGTATTTATACTGTACTACGTACCATACGCTCATTTCTCGAAATGAGTACTAGGTACAAGCTCGGATATGGCTTAAATAAGAGATTTGGTCTTCGATCAAATAATACTTCTATGTCTCGGAAGCGTTATGCTAGTATGGCGCTTCCTGCTAATTTGAGACGTACAGGCCCATTCATGAGGGGCTCGTATGGCTCTGGAAAATATGTTACATCAGGAATTGGTGTTACTCAACAACATGATGTTAGAAATGTATATCGTAAGCGATATATGTCAAAGAAAAAAAAGCGTCCTTGGAGACGATTTATTAGTAAAGTACACTCTGTGGCAGAGAAGGACCTTGGAAGCAGAACAGTATTGTTCAATTCCCAAGTTACTACATTGAATAGTAATCCAGCAAGTCATACATGTTTGACTTTAGGATTATATACTATGCAGAGCACTCAATCTTGGTTGTCTGATTTGAATCAGATATCAAGTTTAGAGAACCCTGGTAACCC